GTGTTGCGTAGTGGCATGCCTAGCCCTGCAGGTGGTGGTGCTCTCATGGCTCTAAATGCTGAGGCCCCTGTTTGATCATTGCGCGCTTTGCCTGCCTTATCTGCCACCCCATCATCTAGCCATATGCGTGGCCCTGGTGCCTGTCCTTGCAGTGAGCGTGGCCATGCTATGCTGAGAATCATCTCAGCTAGTTGTGATGTAGTGACCTCAGCAGGGTTGATCTCATGGCAGATCACTGAGGCCTGCAGCCTCTCATCATAGGCCATAATTAAAACAGAGGGTTTCCTAAACCCCCAATCTATGGCAATGCGCGCAGTCATGCTCTCATTGTATTGCCAGCCTTCAATTACATGCGATTCAGTAAACTCAGAATAGATAAGGCCTGTAGGTGGTGATGGCTTATTCATCACCATAGCCTCACGCTCAGATTGTGGCAGTAGTTTAGTGGCCTCAAACCATGCCTCTGAGAGATTGGCCTGATTTACATATGAAGTGAACAATAGAGGGTCATAGCCTGCCTGCTCAGCCATCGAGCACCACCATGCATCTGCTACAGGTAGGCCCACTAAAATGAGGATAGGTGAGGGGCCTGCCCTTAAGCGTCCTAGTGCTTTGTGTGCCACCTCTGCTGTGAGGGTTTGGCACTCATCGATGAGGCACACGCCGCTTGTAATGTTGAGGCCCTCCAATGGGTTATGCGTGGCCTCTCTAGTGCCAGGACGATAATATGAGCGACACCACACTGATGAGCCTGTATATGTATCTGTCCATAGTCTCAGCGTGTGGTTATATTCCCATCCCAATGGTTCAAGCCATTTACTAATTTCAGGCATCAACACTGATGAGTAGCGTGGCGTGGTGTCTGTGATGAGCAGGCTTGAGCACCCCCTGCGCCATTTGCTCACCATCAATAGGGCAAACACTAGCGCTGATGTTTTACCGCTACCCCATCCACAGCGCGCTGATATTACCTCATCCTGTCTGATGATGCGTGCAATAATCGAGCGCTGCAGCTCATTGAGATTAATCTCACTCATCAGACTCCTCATCAATGGCATTCTGCTCAGCAATGAGCTGTTGAGCCTGTGCCACCATACTCACCACCACATCAGAGCCATCACTCTTGTTTATCGTTACGTCTAGATCTCGCTTAGCCCCAAACTCATGAGGCCATCTGCGCTCAAGCAGCCACGCAGCTGCGCGCCAGTCCTGCCTAGCCTCACCTAGTGTTTTTATTTCATTGAGCAGCACAGCCTTACTCACATCAATAGCAGCCTCAACATCAGCAGATAGCTCAGCATCCTCATCACACCATCTGTGCAGAGTTTGGCGCGCTATGCCTGCCTGAGTGCATGCAATATCTCTAGTCATGCCCTGCCTGAGGTTCATTAATATTATCTCTATCACCTCTGATGTTTTTTTGTTCCTGCTCATAATGTTCACTCAATGCTGCTATTAGTGTTTTTTCAATGTGGGTATAGAGTTCTCTGCTCTCAGCGCTCAGCTCAGCCTCATCAGCTAACCATAAGCGCCTGCGTAACTCAGCCAAGATCTGCAGAGAGGCTGATTCACTCATGCGCGCTTGCGCTTGCGCGTGAGCGTGGGCATGTGCGTGCGCGTGCGCGTGCGCGTGGGCTGTCTCTGTTTGTAATATATTACTCATCAGCATCACCTATAATAACTGGCATTTAGCTCTCTGATATGTTGCCTATTCTCAGCCCTGTATTTTTTTCCATACTCACGCCTATATTGCTGCCAATACTCAGCCCTCTCCTCAGGAGTATCACCGTGTTTGGCGTTGCGTAGTCCTCTCTGATCAGCAATGCCTAAACAAAACTGTCTTAGCGTGGTGAGGCCAAATGGTCTTTTCGTGCGTGGGTTGATCCACCCCTCAGCCTGCATAATATCAAGCACCTCATCATAGGTAGCGCCTGCCTTTTTGATCTCAATTGCGCGTTGCTCTGCTCTCTCATATGTCTCAAGTGCACCCTCACACATCCATAGGTTTTTAATAGCCTTTGATGTATAAGGGGCTAATGTTGCAGGGTTAATATATCCCTCAAATTGTAAATGCATGGCAGCCTCTGCACATGTGATGTTTTTTTGCATAGCTCTCAGCTCTCTCACTCGATGCTCTGCTTTTCTGCGTTGCTTAATCTGCGCCTCATTTAGATTCATTGTCTAGCCTCCTCTCTAGGCTTTCAATGCGTAGTATCTGCGCCTTGACGGTATCTAGTAGAATATCAATGATCTCTCTATTTTCCTGACATAATCTAGAGTCACCATATGCCCACAGCTCACCCTGCACAGCATCTCTAATATCCTCACGCCTCACAGGTTTTGAGTCGAGTTTGTGATTAAACTGATATCTAGCCTGAGATTTACAGGCCACAAAAAAGGCTGATTGAGTGTGGTACCTAAACCATCTGCTCAGCGTAGTGTTTGCCACATTGAGAACAGCAGGCAATTTGCCAGCTTTAGCAGATGCTCTGATACAATCCCCATCAGCAGGCGAGAAGCGCCTCACAGAGTTAGGGCTGAGTGCCCGCTTGTTTCCATTGACCTGCCCATAGGCAGACTTAAAGGATTTGATGAGCTCCTGCTCAAAGTCCTCAAAGCTCATCTCTCTCATGGCCTGTGGGGCTAGCCTATTGTTTATGTCCTGCAGCATCAATGGGCGCTCATCATGAGTGATATTTTTAGAGATAAGATCATCTAAAATCTGCTGATGACTCATGCCTGATTTCGAGAGCTGTGCAATGAGATCATGTATGCCCTGTATCTCATTAATGCTGCGAGATCTCACAGGCTCAACAGGTATTTGCTTGAGTGCATTGATGCGCTCATCAGCTTGATTGCCATGCAGCTCATCAGATGGCAGATGAGCCACCTGTAATAGCTGATCATATGTAAAGCGTGGGCATACATTGAGCAGATTGCTCACAGCCTCTGCATATGATGTGCCTGGTAGATCAATATCTCTAAGATGATTGATATGATTACAGGCGCATATATCATCACGCCCAATGATCACCATGTAGTCATGTATGGGGCAGTTATCGAGATCAATATATAACTGCTCAATGTTCTCACCAAAATTAGCGCGGTGAAACCCAATGATAAAAATATAGGGCAGGCCTGTTTTGATGAGCTGATCAAATTGGCGCTTGAATGTTTGATTATCCTCAAAAAACATTCTGAGCATATTGCCTGCCACAGAATCACCACCATAGAGCCTGCGCCCCTTAATCTCAATGAGACAGGCCACCTGTCCTGTGGCATCAAGCTCAGCTGCATCTGCCAGAGTCATGTGCACTTTTTGGCTGATATTTCGTTGAGGAGTGAGAGGTGATTTTAATGAGCTTAACTGCTCGATCACATGGCGCTCAAATCGAGCAAACCATTTGATTTGAGATTTTTGATTTAATAGTTTACTATTCATTTGTTCATTACTCCTATGGCCTCTATGCTCGGTGTCAGCTCAGCATAGAGGCCTGTGGTTAAAGGTTAGCGTTGCCAACCTGTGTTTGATGGGTGAGGCTCACCCCATTTAGTTTGTGGCTCAGCAGGCGCAACATGCCACGGCTGAGGCTGAGGTTGTGAGCGCGGTGGCTCAGGTGGTAAAAATTGATCTGAGGTTTTGACCTCATCATCACGCTGTGAGAGGTTGCGCCATGTGAGCGCTTTAATCTCAAACATACGTTTACTCTCATACTCATATGAGCGCAGTGAGCCCTCAATATAAACGAGATTGCCCTTGCGCAGCTGCTGCACACATCGATCAGCAGAGGGCCCCCAAACTTTTACAGTGTGCCACTCTGTATCAGTCTGCCAGACTCCCTGCCTGTCTTGATAGTTTTCATTTGTGGCCATGGTGAATCTAGCATACTGCTGATTACCTGCGGCCTTTAGCTCTGGTGGCTGCCCTATGTTGCCTATCAGTGTTACTCTGTTTATTGAAGTCATTTAACTGCCTCTCTAGATCATAGATGCGCTGTGCAAAATAATCAGCTGTTACTGCTGCGGTGGGTAGGTGTCTGTTTTGATTCCAAAACGCATAGTATGTCTTGGCCTCTCTCAGTGCTCTCTCTACTTGCTCTTTGCTCATATTGCTCAAGCCCCTGTGTGATCATTTCGTTTGCTATGAATGATACAGTGCGCCTATGCAAATGTGCTAGCTCATTGAGCCTCTGTTTATGTGATTCATCAATCCTCAGCGTTAATAATGTTTTCATCAGCTCACCTTGGATTAAATGACAGCCCCCCACCACATAACCGTTAAATGGTTAGCAGAGAGGGGCTGTGCTAAATACAACCTCAGAAACACCATAACCTATGTGTACACTGTACACAATAGAAAGATTAAAATAAAAATCCATCATGGGGGCCTGTGTTGTATGACGGGCCTGCCCCCATGATGGCGAAACTGACATTATGATTCTATACAGATGGCGCACAGGGTTGCAAATAATCTAACGCAGGACACTGCTGTAATGTTTGAATGATAGGCCCTAGGCATGTGGCGCACCTGGCAGCTATAAATGGGCTATCAGCATAAACCATTGAACCGCGCACATATCTCAGCCACCTCATTGCCTGTTTGCGTGCCTCATGGTTTATTCTCACCTCTGATGTAAACCGATAATCACCACGCACTGTGTGTGCATAGTCATCAGTGAGTATCTGCAGCAGGGTGCTCTCACAGTATATCACTCGATCACCTGTATCTGTGATCATAGCAGCATCATAAAATGATCGAGGTTGTAAATATTGTTTCATATGAGCCATGCCTTACTGAGAGGTTTTGCCTGCCTGCGATCTGTGCCCATCATCTGCACAGGCTCATCAAACATCTGCACTAATCTTGACCATGCAGCAGGATTATCTAAAAGCTCATGAATCAGTGATGGCCTCAGATTTGTGCCCATGATTACTGCCAGCTCACCTGCTGCCCATTTTTCATAGATTGCTTGAATCATGGCCACGCTTTGAGCTCTAAACCAATCAGTGTGAGCGCGCCCACCACCTACGCCACCAAACTCATCGAGTAAAAGTACATTAACTCCGGTCAGCCATCCCTCAAATGGATCATCTGCTTTACCTGAGAATGACCGTTTAAGCTGATCAAATAGCTGTGTGTGTGTAACCCATCTCACAGAGAAATCATTAAACACGCACCATTTGGCGAGTGCATAGCTCAATGTGGTTTTGCCATTACCAGGTGGCCCCCACATTAGCAGTGATGGTGAGTGCTGATCATGATCATCAGTGCCACCATAGGTGAGCCAATGCATGAGCTGATTTACTCTGTGTCTCTGCTCTGAGCTATCCCACTCATACATCTCAAGATGTGCCCCTTGTGCATCAGAGGGCAGATGCAAATCATTGAGTCGCTTGAGTCTTCTGCGTGGGCGCTCACAATGATCACAGAGATGCACTGCAGATGAGCCATCTGTTTTAGTGATCCGCACCCATCCATCCATGCACCTGCCACAGTGGGGTAGATCTTTTGCTCGATAATGGGCAGCCCTCTCATAGATGATGCCCTCAGCCTCTAGATTTGTTGGGTTTAGATGTCTGAAATCTAGAAGCTGCGCTGGCGCTTTAATGTTTTGAGGTCTATCTGCTATCGAGCGTTTAAGGCTGTTGAGCATTTGATTGATTGCAGGACTATCACCTAGCC